GGTACGGCGGTCAGCACTACCGTATTCGCGGTAAGTCTTGCGGGCTCGAACGATGCGAGCGTTGCTAACCTTGGTACCTACGTTACATTGCCGCTCGACACTTCGCAGACGTTCAATTACATCAACAACACAACCGGCGGCGGCCTTTACGTCGACATCGCCGGCTGGATGCTGCAACGCTGATGCCTGATGTCCCCGCTGATTACGCGCAACTCCACGGGGTTGCTGATTCAAGAAGATACGTGGGCCACTGGCTGGACATCATCCGGGGGCTTTAGCGTCGTGGCCGATCCTGCCATTGTCGTTTGGCCGATGCCTTCGGCGATGCTTACGCCGACGGCGGCGAGCGCCGATTCGCAAGGCGTTCGCGAGGGCCAGATCTACACCGAAGGGTCGACGTGGTATCTCTATTACGATGCGGGCAATGGAACGACCGGCTGGCGCACATTCACCGCGATTTCCTACGACCGCGGCGTCACGTGGACGAAGCAAGGCGCGGACAATAGCGCAATCACCAACGGCACCGGCGGCAATTGGGCGGCGACGGCGATGGGGTTCAGGGAGCAGCGGGGCTCTCAATACATTTTCCAGCGTGCAGCGGCGCAGAACACGTTCGGCTCGCCGAATACTGGCCTTCCGGCCGTTCCGTATCTGTGGGATATCTGGACCGCGTCGTCTCCGCTCGGGCCGTGGACATGGAACCAGAACGTTCCGCTGATGGCCTCGGGTCAATGGGCGGATGTTGATCTTCTGCCTTCCTGCACGTACCTCTCGGGAGGAACGTATTACCAGTTTGTCGAAGGCGCGACGACGGGCGACGCTTTCAAGATTGGATATGCGACCGCTTCATCGCCAACAGGTACGTGGACTGTAAATGCAACGCCCATGCTCTCGTCGAGCAATTTCGACGGGCCGCGCGTCGCTGAGAATCCGCGAGTTTTCTACCATTCCGGTCTTTCCACGTATGTCATGCTGGTGAACCTTATCAACCCGAGTGGCGTATATACCGACCAGAACGCAATGGTGTTTTCGTCGACGCTTACCGGATTCGGCAGCGGGACGATATGGGTCACACAGCGTATTTTCGACCCCGATACATGCAACGCAAAGGCCGTCGGCGTCGCATATCACTTGACCGGCCCCGACGGAACGCTTATCCAGGAGAACGGATATATTCCGCTGTCGTTCGACAGTTTTCCGACTTCCACGCAAGCCTCGGGTGGCCACCTCGGGCGCTCGATCTACGGCGCGATCGGACAACCCTCCGCCAACAGGCTGCACTACTCGAACGCGACGACGGCCGTTAATACCTACACCTATACGCTCTCGCACACCGACATCGTCGCCGAATTCGAGGTTGACTGGACGAGCACGGGTAATTCCAATGCTTTCATCGGTTTCCGCCTGCGCTACAACGGCAGCAGCAACGGTTACGAGTTGCGGGTGCGGAATCAGCCGGGCTCAAACTGGCTGGCCTTGTACGCCGTGAATGGCACTCTGCTGCAAACGGGGTCCGTGACCAATGCCGGAACGGAAATCGGCCCGATGATGCGCATACGCTTTTCCTGCATCGGCTCGACGCTGAAGGCGTGGCTCGGGGGCGAGCTGCAGATCAACGTGACGGACACCAATTACACCACCGGAACGAACATAGCAGTGTCCGCCTGTGACATTACCGGGAACGTCCGGTTGCTCTCGGCGACGACCTCGCCGACGATCACCATTCGCGGCCTTACGCCGTCATCGACGGTGAACCTCCGTACGCATGGCGGAATGCAAATCGCCGCGGTAACGGCCGACGGCTCCGGTGTGGCGACGTATGCCGCCGTGCATTATCCTTTTTCCCGCGTCGAGTTCGTTCCCGGCTCGGACGCGCAAACGTCGGACGGCTTGCTGTGGGGCGGCGACGACGTTACGGTCAACATCCCGCCCCGATCAATACCGCTTTTGCGTACGGCGATGTAACCAAACCAACGAGAGGAAACCGTGAAGATTGATTTTTCGCAGCAGTTGAAGGACTTCCGAACCGGAAAGATGATGTTTGTCGATGGAACGGAGCAGAAGTTGACGCTCGGATTCTGTTGCTCCGAATCGTTGCTCATGCCGAATCAGGACGTTGACCCAGGTTTGAAGATTGCCGACGTGCAACTGGCGGAGAAGTGCCTCAACGGAGGGGAAGTTGATCTGCCCCCGGAGCAGGTCGCGCGATTGAAGCAGAAGGTCGCGGCTGCGTACCCGTCGCCGCTCGTCTCGGGCCAATGCGGAGCGCTCCTAAATGGGTGAGTCAATCCGCGTCGGCGTATGCGTTCCCTCGGCGGGCATGTGTCCTATTTTCTTTGCGCAATCTGTCGTGGAGATGTTCATCAATGCGAATCAGGTGCTCCGTTCCCGCAAGGATGCATCCGACTTCGCCATGCGAATGTTCATTCGCCAGTCCAGCAACATCCCGAACAACAGGCAGAAACTTGTAGAGCAAGCGCTCGAATGGGGCGCCTCTCACATCCTGTTTATCGACGATGACATGATCTTTGATCCGCGCCTGCTGGAAGTCTTGCTCTCGCGCCGCCTGCCGATGGTCGCGTGCAATTACCCGAAACGCCAGCTCAAGTTCGAGTTCACGGCGACGAAGGCCGATCGCAGCGGCTACATGGAGACTACGAAAAACTCTGCAGGCTTCGAGGAAGCGTGGTACTGCGGCTTTGGCTTCTGCCTCATCGAGCGGCAGGTGTTCGAGAAGATGCCTAAACCCTGGTTCATGCCTTACTACGACACGGAATCGGGAGATGTGTCGTCGGAGGATAACCCCTTCTGCGAGTTGGTGCGTCAAGCGGGGTTCAAGGTGCTCATTGACCACGCCGCGAGCAGGCAAATCGGCCATATGGGACAGCATATCTATACGTGGCGCGAGAACCCGGAGCAGGAAAAAGAGCAGGAAATGAAGTTGCACGCGGTGCCGGACAAGGCCGCATAAACCCGAGAGGAAAACCATGATGCAAGGATTTCAGCAAGCAGGACAGCAACCGCAATACCAGATGGACCCAGGCGACGAGAAGCTATTTGTACAGTTCTATGTCGGTGCTCGCAAGAATGACGAGAAGTCGGAGGAAGCGGGCCATCCGGTGTTCGACTCGGTCCCCTTCGTGAAGATTCTCGTCCCCGGCGACAAGAACACGCTGATCGATACGGCGGTGACTGATACACACAAGCGGCGTTTCGCTAGGTTGTGGGACCAGTTCCAGAACAACCAGAAGCAGGAACTATCTGGCATGCCGATTCGGGAGTGGCCGGCGGTTACGCGCGGACAGGCCGAAGAATTGATCTACCTCAACATTATGACCGTCGAGCAGTTGGCGCAATTGGCCGATGTGTACGGCTCGAAGATCATGGGCTTCAATGATCTGAAGCGCAAAGCGATCGACTACGTTGAGAAGGCGAAGGATGCAGCCTACACCGAGAAGCTGTCGGCTGAGTTGGCAAAGCGCGATCTGGACATCGCCGCGCTCAGAGATCAGGTGAAGCAACTCTCAGACCTAATCTCCGCTCGGGAGTTGCAGAAGGCAAAGGGCAAGGATGACGACAGCGCTGGAAATCGCTCAAACCGCAGCGGTTGAAATGGGGTTGCAGTCGCCGGTCTCCATCTACGCGACTTCCGACCTCATACCGCAGCAGCTAGGCGCGCTGCTGAACACTACCGGCGAAATGCTGGTGAAGCGGCGCGTCTGGCGGCAACTATTTCGCGAGCAGACGGTTAGTGCAATCGCCAATCAGGCGACGTATCCGCTACCTGACGACTTCGCGCGGCCGATCACGCAAACCGAGTGGGACCGCATTAACCATTGGCCGCTGATCGGCAATGAAACATCGCAACAGTGGCAATGGTTGAAGTCGGGCATCCTGTCGACGGGGCCGCGGGAGCGCTTCCGGCTGGTAGGGAACGCGATCGAGCTCTGGCCCGTTCCGGGTGTCGGCGGGCCGCCGTTGCCCATCACTTTTTCCTACTATTACGTAAGCAAATGGTGGGCGCTCGCCGCTAACGGACAGCCGAAAGCGAAGTGCGACAACGATAACGACACGACGATTTTCGACGACCGCCTGATGACCGCGGGCGTAAAGCTGCGCTTCTATCAGGCGAAGCAGTTCGACACGTCGGCAATGGCCGCGGACTTCCAGACGTTGCTTGATGACGCGCTCGCGCAGGATACCGGAGGTCCGGTCCTTTCGATGTCGCGGCAACCGGCGTTCCCGCTTATCACGATTTACAACATTCCCGACGGCAACTGGATGCAGTGATGCCGCGCGATACGCCATTTGCGCCCAAGGTCCGGCAGTCAAGCCTGCTGATGACCTTGACCGCCCCCGTGGGCGGCCTGAATGCGCGCGACGCATTGGCGAACATGCCGCCGACGCAAGCGGTCATTCTGGAGAACTTCTTTCCGACGCAGGGCGGCTTGGTCACGCGCGGAGGATGGTCGCGATGGTACTCGGGTATTCCGCAACCGGGCGTCGTCGAGACCATCATCAAATACAACAGCCCGACCGGCGTCGAGAAGATATTTGCCTGCGCGAATGGCTCGTTCTATGACGCGACTCTAGGGGGTACGTCCAGCCCCGTCGACGTCAAGGCGTCCGGCTTCGTCAATAACCGCTGGCAGTACGTGCAGCTCTCGAACGCCATCGGCGATTTCACGGTTGCGGTCAACGGCGCCGACCTGCCGCAGAAGTACGACGGGACGTCGTGGACGGTTGCAACCCTTACGATCAGCGTAACCGATCAGGGGCTCTATCCAGATTGGACGCCGAACGCGCTGGTTGCTGTCACGCAAATGCACCGGCGGCTATGGTTCACGGAAGTCAACACGTCCCGCGTCTGGTATCTGCCGGTTGACGAGATTCAGGGCGAACTTGCGCTATTCGACCTGGGCGAGATATTCCCGCTGGGCGGTTATGTGCAGACGTGCCTGTCATGGGCCATTGCAGGTGGCTCCGAGACCGGCGCCGCGATGTCGGACCAAAGCGTCTTTATCTCGAGCAAGGGCAACGTCGCGGTTTTCAACGGCTTCGACCCAACCGATATAACGAACTTTATACTGGTTGGCGTCTATACGATCGGCGCGACAATCGGGCGCCGGTGCGCGTGCCCCTATGGCAGCGATGTGCTGATCCTCTGCGAGGATGGTGTTCTGATGCTTACGAACATCCTTTCGCAGTCGAAGATGCTGATGCAGCCACCGCTGACCGACATCATTCAGCACCAGATTTCGCAACTCGTCGACCTTTTCCACGGAGAGTTCGGCTGGGATTTGTTCACCAACGCCCGCCACAACCAGCTTTATCTGAACATCCCCGACCCGACCGGGCGTTACCAGTATTTGATGAACACCATTCTGAATGCATGGTGTGTCATCACGGGATATAACGCTTACTGCTGGGAGAACTTCTACGAGCAACCCTACTTCGGGGCGGCTACATTTGTCGGTCGCGCGTGGACGGACGAAGGAATCGACGATCCGCAGGAAGTGATTATTCCGGGTTCGGAAGCGGATCGGGCGACCTCTGACGGTAGCCTGCGAGTAACGGACACCGACGATACGCGGACCGTTGACCAAGGTTCAGCCGGAAGCAGCGACGAGCGGGCAACGAGCGACGGCAGCCTTCGCCTGACCAGCTTGGGCGATACGCGCGCAACCAATAATCAGTCTTCCCTGTCGGTTGCTGATCGGGTGACATCCTCGGGCGATACGCGGGTGACTGATCTAGGCGATACGCGCGTTGCCGATGGTGCAGGCCCGGCTCCGATTCCGGACATCGTCATCACCACGGGCAACTCGATCCAGACTCGATGCCTTCAGGCATTCAACTACTTCGGCTCGCCTGTTCAGAAGATGTGGACGCTGGCGCGGCCCGTGCTGGTTTCGCAGTCGCAGCCGACCCTCGATGTCTACTTCAATACCGATTTCGAGATTGTCGAAAGCGTCGCGACGTTGCCGGTAACACAGTCGACCGGGTCGTCGAACACTTGGGATTCCGCCTTGTGGGATGAAGGCATCTGGTCGGGCGGACAACGGACGTTCAAGAGCTGGTACGGCCTGAACAATATCGGCTTTGCCGGGGCCATTTTCCTGCGGAGTTCGACCGTTTCGCCGACGACATGGCTTGCGACAGACTTTCAGTTCCAGCGGGGCTCGACGCTATGAGACGCCTTGTGATCGACCAGCCGGAAATCGGCCCCTTCATGAAACGAGTGATGAATACGCCCAGCGCTTTTCTAAGCGGTCGCTCGATCGGCGTCGTGAATGTGCACCCCGATCAGACGGCCGACCTGATCGCCGGGGTGTGGTACGAGGGATTCAACGGCGCGAACATGGTGATGCACATTGCGGCGCTCCCGAACTCGGCGTGGATGACAAAGGAGTTGCTTTGGTACATGTTCCATTACCCGTTCGTCGAGTGCGGGTGTCGCCGTATTACGGGCTTGGTGGAGGAAACGAACGAAGCCGCGCGCAACTTAGCCGAACGACTCGGCTGCACGCTTGAAGCACGATTGAAGGATGCTGCTCCCGGCGGCGACATTCTGGTTTACGCGATGTTCCGCGAGGATTGTCGTTGGTTGAAACTCCATGAACGTGTGACGGCGCTACGGACAAAGGTTCTCTGATATGCCTGACAGCACAGTAAATGCGGGACCGCTGATCCCG